TGACAACTCAGACCCAAAACGGCATCTACGTTGTGACGGACACCGGTTCGGGCTCGACCAACTGGGTTCTGACGCGCTCTTCTGACGCCAACACTTATGTCATCAACAGCGCAAACGGCTTGAGCGAAGGCTCCACGGTTTTTGTTCAAGAGGGTACCACCGGTGCGGGCGAGACCTACACTTGCAACACCTCAGGCGTCATCACGTTTGGTACGACAAATATCACGTTTGCCCAGATTTCTAGCGCGCAGATTTACTCGGCAGGGTCCGGGCTGGCACTGACCGGTACGGTCTTCTCAAACACTGCTCCGGACCAGATTGTCACGCTCACCCAAGGTGGTGCCACGACGATCACTGGAACGTACCCAAACTTTACGATTAGTTCGGCCAACACGAACTACACGGCCGGTGGCGGAATTGGTCTTACTGATACGACCTTCTCTGTCGCCGCAGGAAGCGGCTTGACGCAGGACACGGATGGCCTCTCTCACGCCGACACATCGTCTCAAGACAGCGTCGACAACACGGGTGCTACGTTCATTCAGGACGTCACCTTAGATGGTTTCGGCCATGTCACGGCACTTGCTTCGACCACTGTCACCCCGTCTCTGATCGGGGCTCCGCAGACCAACGGAACCGGCGCATCCGGCACTTGGGCTATCTCGATCAGCGGGACATCCGCCAACACGAGCAGCATCAGTAGCGCCGTTGGCAGCGGGTACACATGGACCGGTATTCAGTATTTCCAGTCAAACCAGAACACCGCGTCCGGTACAACATCACCTCTGCAGGCGTACAGCACTGGCGGGAACGGCGCTATTATGGCGTTCCATAGATCAGGTGTGTACGCCATCAACATGGGTCTCGACGGGGACAACGTGTTCCGCATTGGTGGCTGGTCGGCTAGTGCAAACCGTCTTCAGATGGATATGTCCGGCAACCTGACCATGGCTGGTAACGTAACCGCTTACTCTGACAGTCGCTTGAAAAAGGACCTTGAGCCGATAACGGATGCCCTTGAGAAAGTGCAGTCCTTGACGGGCTACACTTACACCCGCATTGACAGCGGTGAGCGTCACACAGGCTTGATTGCGCAGGATGTGCAAAGTGTCCTGCCGGAGGCGGTTATGGATGACGGGGATCGTCTGAGCCTTGCATACGGGAACATGGTCGGCCTTCTAGTCGAGGCCATTAAGGCTCAACAGGTTCAGATTGACGAGCTGAAGTCCAAGCTGGGGGTGTGATATGCCTCTACCTACGGGCACAATCTCAATGTCTCAGGTCAACTCGGAGCTTGGCCGCTCCGCGACTGCGACAATCAGCTTAAACGAAACTGCGGTTCGAAACCTTGCTGGTGTGGGGTCTGGCACTATCAGCATGAGCAATTTGCAGGGCAAGTCTAACGTCTTTACCTTTGCGATTGCATCCAACCAGATCAACGCCAATCTCCGCACTCTTGCCGTTAACGCGGGTTGGAACCAGTCCTCTGCGGTTACAGCGACCATCAACGGTGGCGTCTGGATTAGCGGCTCAGAACAGGCAAACTCGACCCCGGCGCTCACGATCAACGGTTCTTTCCCTAACGGTGTCACGCTCATCAACAACGGTGCGATTGCTGGTCGCGGGGGAACTGGTGGTAATGGCGCGTGGCAGAGTGCGCTTGGTACAGCCGGGGCCGCAGGTGGACTAGCTTTGGCAGTTTCTGTCGGCGTGACCATCCAGAACAACGGAACAATTGCTGGCGGCGGCGGGGGCGGTGGGGGCGCGCTTTATGGCTACAACGCCGGCGTTAGTTGCAACATGAGCGAAAATTTCTCCGCATCCACTTCGGCTGGTGGCGGTGGTGGCGGTGGCCAATCAAACGCCTCATACAACGGAAACGGTGGCGCTGCTTTCGGAACCTATGTCACCGGTTGTACCGTTATAAGACAAGCTGCTCCGGGTGGGGCCGGGACAACCGGAGGTCCCGGGGCGGGTGGTATTGGCGGGCAAGCTAGCTGCGTTTGCTCAGCAGCAGGCACTACTGGGGGAACGGGTGGCAATGGGGGATCGTGGGGTAACGCTGGTGCCTCCGTCTTCTATGCTGGCGGCGGCGCTGGGGCCGCAATAACTGGAAACGGAAATATCTCTTGGACCGCCTTTGGCACTAGACTGGGACCGATATCATGACGACGATTAGCTACACTTACCAGATCATTCGCGTCGATCCTGACGCTAAGGCGATGGACATTCTCTACACGTCACCAGAACACGGCACCATGCTCGTCGGAGCGCGGATGCCTTGGGAGGGTGAGACAGTTGAGGGAATTGTCCAAATGTACTCCCCGGTGCGAAACTGGGTTGAGCAAACTCTTTCTGTCGCTTCTGTCGAAGTCGGTGCGTCGGGGGAAGTGGCTTTTGCTCTTGGCGATGAAGCGTCAAATCCGATCACGATGTCAAAACTGGAGCTTGTTCGCGCTATGCGCGTGACCGACCACGGTGAGGGTTCCTTGTGGGACACCTTCAAGGCCCAGCTCGCACTCGCCGACGAGGCTTCTCAGGAAGACTGGCTGCTCGCGGCAGTTATCGACGACAATGACCCTGTCTTCGTGGCCGTGATGACCACCATCTACGGTAACGATGCGGCAGCAAAGATTGCCGCTCTCTTTGGCTCGCAGGCGTGACGGCCTACGCGGACATCTTCAAGGACGGTCTCTACCAATACATGGTAGGGCCGTCTTATGGTGCCTACGTCCAGAAAAGCGTGGAGACCATCCTGCAACATGCCGGAAAAGCCAAAACTGCGCTTTCAGTTGGGTGTGGCAACGGTGACATTGAAGCCTCTATTGGTGACAGGCTTGAACTGACGCTGCACGACACACACGACGCTGCGCACCTTGCTCACCCCGACCTGCACTGGCTCCCCCACCTACCCAACGGCCAGTTTGACTACGTCTATGCCTACGGGTCTGTCTTTGCCTGTGTCCCGCAGGATCAAAAACAGAAGTTCATCGACGACCTCGCTGCGCGCGTCAAGGATGGCGGAACCCTTTACATCTGCGGCGGGAACAGCAAGCGGTGCCGCTGTCGGGGGAATGCCTATAGCATCAACGGCAAGACCGTTACAGAAGCAGTCACCAAGTTTGGCCCCGGTTGGCAAGTCATGACCACGCACGTCTGGGGCGTTGCGAGAATTGATGTGACGTACTACACCGCAGAAGTGGCTGACTACTTTGCGCCTCACTCGCATCGCATTAATTGTGTAACTGGTCGGCGTGACCAGTTTGCGCGGACGTGATACACTGCCCCTGACCCACATAAAGGAGGGACATCATGTTTGGCTCTGGCCCCTTCTCTGGTGCACCGTTTTCCGCCATTTTTGATGCTGGTGAAAATGTAACCATCCCTGTGACGGGTGTTCAAGCCAGCGGTCAAGTCGGGTCAATTTTTGCTGTTATTGGTACCGCAAACGTGCTTCTGACCGGTGTATCCGGATCGGGTCAGGTTGGTTTTCCGGCTCCGGAAGCCGATGCGATGTTTTCAATCACGGGTGTTTCGGCCTTTGGTCAAGTGGGTACCGCGACTGCAGAGGCCGGTGTTAAAGCGGCGGTCGTTGGCTTTCAGGTTGAAGGTCAGGTCGGAACCGCATCGTTCGTAATCCTCACAAGAGTTTTGGTGACTGGGGTATCGGCGACCGGTCAAGTCGGTCAGATACAAGACGTCACGGGTACGGCCAATGTGTTCCCGGTTGGAATTCAGGCGCTCGGACTTGTAGGACAAGTCGCCCCTGAGGCTGACGCGAATGTGTCTACGACAGGTGTTTCGGCTTTAGGGCGGGTCGGCACTGTTGGTGTCCTGACAAAGGGTGTATTCTTTTATTGGACCGGGGTTCGCTGGCAATCTTATCCGGTTAAAGTATGGAACGGTTCGGCTTGGGTCAGAAAACCATTGAGATATTGGACAGGAACGGAGTGGAAGTGATGAGCAACGAGATGCTCCTAAACATTGGTCTGTCCACGGTACTTGCCATCTTCGGCTGGATACTCAAGAGCCATGTGGACGAGGTGAAGCGGCTGCAAATCCTGTTGAACCGCACACGCGAAGATTACGCCACGCGGGCCGACGTGCATTCCGACATCAACCGGGTGCTGGCGCGGATTGACAACCTCGACCAAAAGATCGACCGCATTTTGCAGGGGATGGGTAAATGAGGCTGCTACTCGTCCTCTTGGTCGCTGGCTGCGGCCCTGTTACTGTGTCGTCCGTGGCTTACACAACGGCCTGCCCAAAAGGTGACGCGCAGTGCGAAATTCGTCAGAACGCAGAGACCCTATATTACATGAGCCACGGAGACGCGGCCAACGAACTGCTTTGCTCCGGCGAGACGCGGGACGTTATGGGAGCCTTGTGTTCTGTCTACTGACGGCTACGGCCAATGCCCAAGTCACGGGTGACCTGAACACCAACAGCGGCAACACCAACTCCACCATCGACAGCAACAACGTCTCGTCCAGCGAGACCAAGAACTATAACGGCGCAGGCTCGTCGCCGTTCTCAACCCCTGTACCGACAGCCGCCGCGCCGACAGTCATGGGTGGTGGTGGCAATGACAGTTGCCTCATCCCGGTGCAGAATGCGTTCCAGATCAGCGTTTTCGGCCGTGCTGAGGGCAAAATGGAGCAAGACCCTGAGTGCAACCGCCGCAAGGACGCCCGCCTCTTGGGCACACCGCAAGAAGCTGGTGGCCTCGGGCTGCAAGTCTCAGGCATCTCTGTCATGTGCGAAAGCCCTGCGATCTTCAAAGCCATGGCACTGGCAAGCACCCCTTGCCCGATCTACTCATTGGAGACCGGCAAGCTTTTGGTCGGGCGTGACGGGTACATGGCCATGCGTTCCCAGCCGGATATTTATGTGGTAGGATACGCCCAAGATCAGGCGTTCTGGGACGCCTTCCTAAAAATGGGTGAGGAGCTGCCCGATGTCATTGCTCAAGAAAACAGTGGCCCTACTTTGTCTGAGCGCTTCCGCCGCTCACGCCGATCCGGCAATGACAGCTCTGGAGGGGTCGGCCCAAGCGATCCTTGACCAGCTTACCGCCTCGCAGAGCCTGACGGCTGGTGCGATCTACAGCGCAAGCAACGGCGACATCCTCGCACCGGGCGTCATGCAGACGGCAACCATCACTGAACAGATGCGGCAGGACTACAACGCTGATGTGCAGGGGGTGATCGACGCGACGTACTACAACGCCGAACTCTTGTTTCAGGATAACTACGTTGCAACGATGGCAAATCTCGATACGGCTGTCGATAACCTCGTTGCCGCGACTGCGGTTCTGATGGAGGTGCAGGCCGTCGCCAACATGGCTGCCAACGCCGATACCGTGCAAGAGCAGATGGCAGTGCAGGCCGTCCTGACCAACAACGACATGACCATCACGGCGGCTGACGTGAGCAACTACAACAACGCTCTGGGCGCTGTGCAGTCATACGCCCGCGATGCCGGTGCCTTCTTGGCTGCGTCTCGCAACACGACCATGACCGGGACGGTTGACGCCTACGCTGCCAACAGCGGAACCAGCCTCTACGGAGCGACTGTGGCCTACAGCGCCACGGCTGACATCATGAACATCTCTGCCGCCAACGCCTTCGGTATCGGCCTGCAAGGGCTGCTACAGGCCAACACTGTGTCGGTCGAGGATGTCTACGCTGCGGGCTACGGCTCGTGAGCGAGGAGGCTGAAACCAACGGCCTGCGGATCGCAGGCTTTGACGTAAAGGGCTGGTGGCTTGCCGCCGCCCTGCCCGTCTTGTCTGGCATCAGCGGCACGGTGTACGTTGGCTACGATACCGTCAACCGTTTTTGGGCTGTTGAGGAGAGTGTGAATGGGGTCTTGGGCGTCGAGAGCCGGGTGCAGACCTTGGAGCAGGCGATACAGGACAACGATGTGCGCGGCCTTGCACCCAAGCTGTCGGCAATCTCGACCCAGATGGGGACGATCCTTGAGCAACAGAAAGAGTTGATGGACCTACGGTCTATGGTCGAGAAGTCAGACAGTGTAGCTAGCGGTCTCGCTGGCAAACTTGAGAAG